CCTACAGTATGTTATCAATGCATATACTGAGACTACTACCAGTGGTCAAAGAGCAACAATGTATGACCTTGACAGTGCAACGATTGCTGAGGTAGCAGATTGGAATGGATCAACATATACCCTAGAGGTCATGAACCGTACAGGTAACTTCATTGATGGTGATCTCATTCGCGGCGTTGAGTCAAATGCGATATATACACTAGGAACATTCTCTACCATTGATAATACAAGCATTGAGTTTGATCAAAACCAAGCGATTGAAGACGGTGCCGATGACATTATTGACTGGGGTGAAAAAAATCCCTTTGGTGAGTTTGGTAATTATACAGGTAGCTTCTGATGTTAGGAACACAATTTTATAACGAGGCAGTTAGAAAAACTGTCATTGCATTCGGTACTCTGTTTAACAACATTGAGTTGAAGAAGACTGTTGACGGTCAAACTCTTGAGGTTGAAAAAGTACCCCTTGCTTATGGTCCAAAGCAGAAATTTTTATATCGTCTAGAAGGCAATTCTGCTGACGGAAGAAAGATTGCAATCACACTCCCCAGAATTTACTTTGAGATGACTGGCATTGATTATGATGGTGCCAGGAAAACTGCTGCTACTCAAAAGTATAGAACTACCATTGATGACAATGGCACTGAAGTAAAAACTCAATATGTTCCTGTACCGTACAACGTTCAGTTTGAATTGGGAATTATTGCCAAGTCACAGGACGACGGTCTACAAATTTTAGAACAAATCCTCCCATTTTTTCAACCATCTTTTAATATGAGTGTTAAGTTCATTCCAGACATGGATGAAGTTAGAGATGTTGCTATTGTTTTGAACAGTGTAAACATGGAAGACGATTGGGAGGATGATTTTACAACCAGAAGATCTATCACATACACACTACAGTTTACTGCCAAGTCTTATATCTACGGTCCATACACCAAGGCAGATGTCATCCGTAAGTCTCGCATCATTGAGACTATTGGTGATCAGAACGTTGGCAAGAGACACGTTGAGTTGTCTTACACACCTAAGGCAACAGTTGATTACAACCAAGACGGTCAGGTTGATGCTGCTGATGATGCATTTGTAACAGCAGATGATGACTTTGGATTCAACGAAGGAATGGAATTCCTATGAGCTTAGAAGAGAACATGGAAGAACTGCTCAATATTGAAGCAGAAGTTGTAGAGGAAAGCAAACCCACCAAGAAAAAACCAGAGCATCTAGACAAGGATGACCGCACAAAAGACTATGAATATACCAGGGGTGAGTTATACACCCTCATAGATCAGGGTCAGGAGGCGGTCAGAGGCGCTTTAGAGGTCGCTCAGGAGTCAGGGCACCCGAGAGCGTATGAGGTCGCTGTAGCGGCAATGAAGCACGTTGCAGACATGACTGAGAAACTACAGGATCTTCATAAGAAGATGAAGGATCTTGACGAGGAAAAGAAAGGTCCAACCAAGGTCACAAACAATGCTATGTTTGTTGGTAGCACTGCAGAACTTCAGAAGATGCTGAAGCAGATGAACGGCAACAAGAGATAAATACAAAAAAAGGCGTCTGATTGATGGCATACGTAAGACATACAATCAATAATGCTGTTGCTTCACCTCAACCAACTAGTGTAACTGCTAATCAGTTTTCTGGAACAGAGGGGTGGAGCACTGTTACTTATCAAGATTGGAATGGAGACTATGTGCCACGCAACTATTATAATACCGTGAGAACCCCTGGTACATTTCAAGCTAGGAACTATGACAATACCACTAGAACACCAGCAGCATATCAGCGTCATGATGTAAACAACAATCCCGTATTACTCTAATGGCACAGTGGAATAAAGATACTCAACAATTCAGATCACAAGATACAACCAACTTTGAAGTAATCCAAATTGCTGACCACTGGGGTGAGCAAACAGATTGGAGACCACAGTTTACTGGTAAGAATAGATTAAAAACATCCCCATACCAAACATCATTCTTTAATACATTCCAGTATGGTAAAGAAACTGATGTTTGGGATGAAGCAACTACGGGCACTGCTTCTGCTGTTCACAATCCCAGTGCTTCCAACGTCGTGATGTCAGTTGGTAGCACTGCTGGAGATAAAATAATCAGACAGACCAGAAATGTAATGCGTTATATTCCTGGTAGAATATCACTAATATCCTTTGCTATTCGTTTGGAGACTCCAGTGGTAGGAGTTCGCAGAAGATTTGGTGTCTATGACGAAAATGATGGTGCGTTCTTTGAGGATGATGGTGGCACCTATGCAGTCGTTCTTCGCAGTAAAGCATCTGGTAGTGTAGTAGAAACCAGAGTTACTAGAGACAACTGGAATGGTGATAAGTTAGATGGCAATGGTCCTAGTCAGATTACTGCTGATCCTGCTGCCATTCAGATGATCAATATTGAGTATGAATGGTATGGTGCTGGTCAAGTAGTCTTCAGTTATACTATTGACGGTGAAACTCATACTATTCATAAGTTTAATATCGCAAACCGTCAAAATCAAGTTTGGTGCTCCACTCCGTTCCTTCCTATTCGTGTTGAGTTAGAGAATGTAACTGGTGCTGCTGGAACTCATTACATCTATCAAGGTTCTAACTCTCTCACCCAAGAATGAGAGCCAGAGAAACTTGGCACACTGGTTAGTTATGCCAACCCCATCACTGGCACTACACTGCCAGTAGCAGATACATTCTATCCTGTTTTAAGTTTGCGTCTCAAAACTACCGACCTTGCTGGTATTGTATTACCAAGGTCTCTACAGGTAGCAACAAACGATAATACGAATGTATTCTGGAGACTGGTAGAAAATCCAACTCTTACTGGTCCTAGTTGGACGGATCATCCAAACCCAGATGCGATTACTCAGATTGATACTACTGCGACTGCTGCTACTGGTGGTGTAGTTATTCTCTCAGGTTTTACTGTTGGTGGTGGTGCTAATCTGATTGATCTTGACGACAAGGCATCACTACAGATTGGTAGAAGTTCGTTGGGAACGGTGAGTGATATCTACACTCTTGAGTGTGCCTCCCCCAACACCAACAAAGCAGCACTAGCAGTTATGAACTGGCTAGAGCAAAGATAATAAATAAAAGGGTAAACCCCTGTCGCCTGTCATGAAGACTTTTAAAGAATTTCAGAATCTGTGCGAAGCGAAGCGTGGTCTTTATGCCAACATCCATGCTAAAAGAAAGCGTGGTGAAGCACCTGCTAAACCTGGAAGTGAAGACTATCCAGCAAAGGATGCTTTTAAGAAGGCGGCACGGACTGCCAAAGAAGAAGTTGAATTTACCGAATCAGCCTGGACCAGAAAAGAGGGACAGAAGAAGTCAGGAGGACTTAATGAGAAGGGAAGAAAGTCTTACGAGAGAGAAAATCCTGGAAGCGACCTTAAGGCACCATCAAAAAAGGTTGGAAATCCCCGTAGGGCATCCTTTTGTGCAAGGATGAAAGGTATGAAAAAGAAACTGACTTCAAAGAAAACGGCTAAGGATCCTGACAGCAGAATTAATAAATCCTTAAGAGCCTGGAATTGTTGAGTTAGATTGATATAATTAATTGAGGTTGCTTTACCATGATGAGACTTAACGATTCAGACATCACAAGACTTATCCTTGCCTGTAAGACTTACCAGGATATAACTGGTTCGGAATACATCTGGGATGAGTATGAGCATTTGATCACCAAATTGAAATATTACGCAGAAGAAAATTGCTCTGACGACTAGATAATGTAGTTGCTATAGCTTAATGAAGTTTCTTTTCGCATTATTTGC